TGTTTCAGCACCAACAAAACCGAGTTTTCGAGCTAGTTTAATTGCTTGGATTCTGAGCCAGCCTTGGAGCTCTTTAGTAGCCGATTGCAATGCAAATGCACCCATGTCTGCAAGGACAGCTTTGGTTGCATTACTCCAGGTCAAAGTACCATTCATGAGAGACTGGATGCCCTGATCCCAAAGGTTAGAAAGTCGTGAAGTAAATCCTCCGAACTTATCTTCAAAGTCTTTCATTTCCGCATCACTGATTAGGCCCATTGACTGGGTATTTGCAACTTTCTGATCTGTCTCCAAATCAGAAATATTATTTGTGATTTGGTTTTGATTGCCCTGCTTACCGGTAATTCCAGTTTGCTCGTTCTCAAGTGCTAAACGCTCTAAAAGACCTTGCCGTTTAATTTCACGTAATTGATCTTCGAGCTGTTTCTCTAATTGAACCTTACGAACATTTGAAATCTTCTTGGCATCAAATTCAGCTTGGATCCGCGCAGCCTCAATTTCATAAAGGCGCTGTGCTTGCTGTTGATAATTGTCTATTTGTTCTTCACGAGCTTTTTTATATTCCTCAAACTCTTTTAAACGGATAACAACGATCTTGTCTGAAGCATCCTTTTCGGCTTTGATTTTGGCGGCGGCTTTTTCATCGGCAGTCATCTTAGATTTTTCAATCTCATCTAATGCCTTTTGAAGATCTAGAGCCACTTTCTTTTCTTCGGATGCATATTTATACCGAATATCAGCAAGTGCTTTAGCTGCCTGTTCAGCTTGGCGCACAGCATCAGATTTGCCTTGTTTTGCCTTATCCGACTTACCACCCTCTGGATTGAGTGCCTTATTCTGACCAATACCCGAAGTGACACCTTTACTACCACCTCTGCTACCAAGTTGAGCATTTTGGATATCTATTTTTGCTTGAGATAAACGATCAAATGAAGGTGTTCCACTAAAGATATTAGATGCTGAATTAATGGCTGCTTTCGTGGTACCAGCAATATCAACCACAGTATCTTTGGTTTCAGTCCAGATTGCTTTAACGCCACCCGCTAAAGCCTTACCTTTAGCTAGAATCCCATCCGCATTAACAAAATTTACAGCTGTGCTTCCGATGGTCCGAAGATTACTCATCACACCAGACATTAAACGCACAAGATTTTGCAACCCAGCTCCAAGCCCAACAATAACAACTGCCACGCCCTTAGCAACTGAACCTAAGGTTTGAATAACGCCAGTAAATGCTCCACCCTTTGTGGTGCCATTCATAAAATGACTAATAACACCACTTAAAGCTGGCATCACTGCTTGTGCCAATTGATTTTTTAAACCAGCGTACTGCATTTGAAGTACTTCGGTTTGTGCCTTCAATTCAATGGACTTTTGAATTGCCTCTTCACCTGTAATAATCCCTGCCTCTTCCATGGCAGACTGGTATTCTTTCCAAAGCTTACCGCCATCCTGCAAAATAGGGATCATTGCTGTAAGATCAGATCCCATGCTTTCTAAATAGAATGACATTTGCTGCTGGTTGACGCCGGCTTCTTCCAGCTTATCAACATACGTTTGAAGGGCGTCCACCCCATCCATTTTTGACATTTCTTCAGCAAGCTTTTTTGCACCTGCTGCACCACCTTCTGTTTTAACGGCGATTTGCTCAAAAAAGTCCATTGCACCACCAGAACCTACAGATGCAAATTCTCCAAGTTTTTCATTGAAGTCTTTCATCATGTCTGAGACTTTTTCTTGGGAAAACCCTAAAGTTTGGGCTGCGCCAGATAATCCCTGAAATGTTTGTATTGAGGTATTTGCTAGAGCTGAGAATCTTGCGAGTTCAACATTATTATTGGCAACTTCGATTGCTAGCGTCGCCATACCTACAGCAGCTACAGCTACTCCTCCCACAGCTAACCCCGCAACTGCCCCAGCCGCCACTAAAGCACCGCCGCGTAGAGCTCCTAATTTGGAAGTAATACCATCAAATGCTGAACCTATTTTTGAACCACTGAATGCTTCACTAATTTGGTTACTAAATCCTTCTGAAATAGACTTGGAAACATCATCGAACTGTTGCTTAACGCTTGAAAGATCAAATTTAAATTTCACCCCTTTAGTAGAATTTTCAATTTGCTTGGCAGATTCAGTGACAATCTTTTCTGCCTCATCCATACCTTTTTTAAGCTCAGAGGTCTTAGCACCAATATGAACTTCTACGCGGTTATTCGCCATTTCAGTTTTCCTCAGGCATAAAAAAACCCACTTCTTAGAGTGGGTTCATATCAAAATTTAAAATGACTTTAAAATTTCAGACGTATATTTTCTTCAGCTTTTTTAGCCTTAAGATATTCATCTAAATCTTCTTGGGTTACTTTAGAAATATCTACATAACTAAGCGAACCGCTTTCCAGATCAATATTATATTTTTGAGATAAAAGCTTATTATAAAGCGATCTACTTGAACCGGTTTCAGAGTTTAAAAGCGTGCATAAATGACCAATAATCGCTAAGTCTACTTCCGATTGCTCTCCCTTCACAAAAGCTTTCAATTGCGCATCTCTAAATATATCTTGCGTTATTTCCCTAACAAAATTTTTATATTTCGGACTATTATCTTCAGCGGCTAACTGAATAGTTTCAAGAGGTACGGTAGTATGCCATAATGATTTTCGTAGTTCACAAACAAAGACTAAATCATTGGTTTTTAGATCTTTTGTTGCCTTATTTTTTATTAATTTATCTATTTTATAAGAGTTACTTTCATATTCCTTTGAGTGTTCATTTCTTTCATATTGCATATAAAGATAATTCCCCACTATATAAAGAATTGCAGAAAGAGCTAATACAAGAATTCCTATTAATATTTTATTAATCATATTTGATACCCTATAAACGTATTAACAAAGATACCAAATTGATTATTTAATGTCTCTTAAAAAATCTTAGGCGGTATTAACCGCCCTGTGGAAAATTGCTTAAAACCTCGATTAAATCGTCGTCGTCTTCTGTTTCAGTATTAACTGGCTGATCATCAATTCCCATAAATGCTTCCAAAATACGGCAAAGCCTTTTTACCCCAATACTTGTGGGAGGATTATTTTGCTGATACGCACTTAATGCTCTTAATCTAGGTAGATCCATTTCATTACGTACATAGTCGTAATCTTTACCCATGGTGAGCACTAAATGCGTGTACAGCTCCTCCCAATTTATTCCCCCGATGATTCACCTGCAGGTTTAGCTGTTCCTGTGTATTCTAAGCCTGAAGTCTTAGTTACTAGTGATAACACCTCTTCCATGTTAGCCATGTCTAAGAGCTCATCAGAAACATATTCACGGGTAATATCTGGATAATTTCGCTTTAAACAAATATGAGCCATATCGACAATTACAGACACAGGCACATTATTTGAGCTTAGTTGTTCTTGGAAACGCTCAAGCGTACCCAATGGTGCCGGGGCAAAAATCCAAGTCTGGCCAGCAATTTCTTTGCTATTCCCTCGAGGGTTTTCAACTTGCTTAAATTGCATTTGGTATTACTCCGATAAATCGATTTTGAAGACACGGTTGAGATCATCAGCCATAGGTTGGAATTCAAACTCAGGAATATCGTAATCGTCCTGCTTTGAACTGAACCCAAGCTTGTTACTAGTACAACGGTAGAAATTCATATGCATGAATTTGCCCTTGTAATCACGTTGCAGATCTAATGCAAACTCCGGTGTATAACCCATGTCCAAGTTGGACACGGTGATTGACTTACCACCTGCAACTGTTGCCGAATATCGGAAGCTAATAAAAACTATCTTCCCAACATCGGCAGTAGCAAATGTGTAGGCACCTGTCACATTATCCACGCTGTATTGCCCTGCCGTTGGTGCTGAGGCTACGCGCTTAAGTGGAATAGCCTTCCCATCAGTAACACCTAAATCCTTAACAAAAGTGCCAGCATTTGGAACTACAGGTGTAACCAAGCCGCCAGTTTGAATAGTTTCACCATTAATGGTTTGAGATACTGTCTCAATCCCACCTTCAGCAACTACA